GATCTTCACCAGGCATCCAAGCGCAATAAACTCATTGAGCTGATCCAGCCGGATTATAAAGCTGCGACATTCTTTTCTGAGTACTTATTTGACGATGGTACTTCGATCAAAGCCGAACGACAGGTCGAATACAATAATAATGCAACGATCCTGAATGCAGTCGGCCGGTTTGTGGCTGAAAAAGCAGCCGGTAAGCGGGGATTAGGTGGAAAAGCGACCGGGATCTGGCACGTGGTAAGCGAAGCAGTTAATAACCTTGATAAGATTAAATATCCACATACTTTACCCTCGAATGCCGTGCGCCTAAAGGAGAAATACCGCAATTACATGCAACATGGCTACCCGCACCTGATCCACAAGGGAATCGGTAACTGCAACGCAAGGAAAATGAACGAGGCAGCTGAGCGGCTTATCATTTCGATCTATTGTAAAGACAACCTGCCCTTCGGTACCTGGGTTTACGACACCTATTTACAGTTCATCTACGGCCATACCACGATCATTGACCGGGAGACCGGCGCCCTGTTCAACCGTGAGGATTTCTTTGACCACAAACGAGGTACTTATATCGTGATCAGCAAGTCGACGGTATGGAATATCATTAACAATCCCGCCAATGCGGTAATCATTGACCGGTTGCGCAATAATCGCATCGATCATATCACACAGAACACTCCCTATAGTCATCGCAAATCACCTCAATATGCCCTGAGCAAGATCTCGATGGATGACCGCACGCTCTCACGTAAGACCTCTGATGGGAAGTGGCTCAATGCATATATGGCTTTTGACGTGATGAGCGGAGTAATACTCTCCTGTGTTTACTCGACCGAGTCGCCAACAGTGGAAATGATCTGGGAATGCCTCCGTGAGATGTATCGCAATCTGAACGCCAATAACCTGATGTGGCCAGGTGAAGTGGAAGTGGAGAATCATCTGATGAAGGACATGGAAAAGGAACTCGGTGCAATGTTCTCTTATGTGACCTTCTGTACTCCGGGTATCTCCAGAAGCAAACGAGCCGAGCACAAGATCCGCTCTAAGAAATACGGTGATGAAAAGATGCACCAGGTTGGAATTGGAAGATGGTATGGGAAAGGCCCCTATAAAACAAAAAGCGAGAATAAGGATGAGGATTATAAGCAGCCCAGGGTTGCCGTCGACATTCTTATCGCCGAGGACAAAGAGAGCATTTACCGGGTGAATCATGAACTTCATGAGGATCAGAAAAAGTACCCTGGAAAAACACGCTGGCAGGTTCTCCTCGAGAACCAAAATCCCGACCTGGGACGGCCTCACAAATATAAGCTCTTCAAGTACCTGGGCGTCAAAACCGATACCTCCATCCGCAATAACGACTTCGTACAGGTGATGTACGAAAAATACGCCATCGATAACCTTAGTGCTATCACCCGCCTGAAACCGAACAACTATTCAGTACATGCATACTACGTACCGGATGGCAGTGGATCGATCGGCGAAGTGTTTCTCTACCAGGACGGGAACTTTATCACACGGGCCACCAAGATTGAGCGATACAACGAAGCTAAGATTGAACGTACCGAAAAGGATGAGCAGATCCGCACGCAGCAGGCCAAGCGGCAGAGTCATTTCTTCAAGGTCGAGAAGGACGGCATCGCCGAAAAGGTCACGCGCAAGCTGGAGATTGTACCCTCGGCCGAATTCCAACAGATCCCTACCAATGTGGAGATCATTGCCCGGCCGGTGGCATGTCAGGAAGAGAATATCGAGGAAATGATCCGCCAATACAATGACGGTTATGAGAGTGAACGCGCTATTGACAGTATTTAAAGACAATTTAAACATTCATAAAACACCAAAACACCATGATGACAACGGAAATCAAACAGCAGATCCTCGAGGCCCTCTCCCGCAAGCGGGAGAACTTCGCGGGTAGCGACGCCAAGTTTGCCGTCTCGATCGGCGTCAATGGCGCACAATATTCACGAATTAAGAACGGAGTGACCGAACGGGTCCTTTCGGACGCCAACTGGATCTCCCTCGCCCGGATCCTTGGCATATCCATGGGAGATACACCTTCCTGGAACATTGCTAATACCCCGGTCTTTCAGTTTATCAATGCACAGCTCGCATTTTGTCAGGCAAACGCCTCATCGCGCCTGCTGTGTGACATTGCCGATATCGGCAAGACGTTTACCGCAAGACATTATGTGAAAGTCAACAAAAACGCCGTGTACGTTGACTGCAGCCAGGTTAAGAGCCGTCAGAAGCTGGTTCGGTTCATCGCACGTGAGTTCGGAGTCGGGCATACGGGTAAATACAGCGATGTATATGCAGATTTAGTGTTTTATCTGCGCTCGTTACCCGCTCCGCTCATCATTTTAGATGAGGCAGGTGATCTGGAATACCAGGCATTTCTGGAGCTGAAAGCCCTATGGAACGCTACCGAGCGTTGTTGCGGATGGTACATGATGGGAGCAGATGGTCTAAAGGAGAAGATCCGCCGTTCGATCGACCACAAGAAGGTAGGTTATACCGAGCTATTCAGCCGCTACGGCAGCCGATATCAGAAAGCCACCCCGGACTCATCCGAAGAGATCAGAAAGTACAAGCAGGTACTGGCCGGGATGATCATCCAGGTAAATACCCAAAACGGAGTGGATGTGAACCGGCTGATCATCAAGTGCGACTATTCGCTTCGCCGGATCCAGGACGAACTTCGCAAAATCGCATAAGCTATGAGGGGAAAACGCGCCGTATCAATGCACCAGCTCTTCAAGACCAATTTTAAATGTCTTGAGTTCGATGGAGAATTCTTATCCCTTCTCGGATCTCCCGAGATCACCGGTTCCTGGCTAATCTGGGGAAAGAGTGGAAACGGGAAAACCCGCTTTGCACTACAACTGGCCAAGTACTTTGCCTTGCTCGGGATTAAGGTTGCCTATGACTCCCTGGAGGAAGGCAAGAGCAAGAGTATGAAGGCCGCCTGTATCGCCAGCAATATGCACGAAGTATCGCGCCGGTTCATACTGCTGGACAAAGAACCAATCGAGGAACTCAGCGATCGGCTCAGCCGACCACGAAGTCCGCAGGTTATCATCATCGACTCCCTGCAGTATACAGGACTGAACTATGCGCAGTACAAGAAATTTCGCGATACGTTTCGCAGCAAGCTCTTCATCTTCATCTCACATGCCGATGGCAAAGAGCCAGCGGGACGTGCCGCCAGGTCGATCCGTAGCGACGCCTTTGTCAAGATCTGGATTGAAGGATATAAAGCATTTGCCCTTTCCCGTTATGGTGGTGGGGGGGAACCGTACACCATCTGGGAAGAGGGTGCAGAGCGGTACATTCACGTTGAAAAGTTTTAATGCCATGAAACAAACGCTGAAACTGGCAATTAAAGACCGGCAGGAGTTGATCACCGGGAACATCCTTGCTATTGTGGATATCGATAAAGACACTTTGTCGAAGATGATCTTCGATACTGCTATCGATTACATGAAAAGTACAGGGATGGGTGAAGACTGGCTTGTGTTATTCTTACGCGAACCCCTGTTCTGGTCATGGTGGCGTCAGCAGTGGACCCTTGTGGATGAGGTTTTCTATTATAAATACATCGGGTATTTACACCATCAACAGTACACAAGGAAACTTCGTGAAATCTACATTCACGCGCACGAATCTATCGATGTTTTCCCAGATGAGATTATATACGATAAGATCCACGACGAGTATAATAAAACAACCAGCAATATCCTGAAAAAACATACATCAACCATTAAATAAATCAAAGCCATGATTCAGAAAATTGAAAATAAAGTATGGAAAGACGAAACCGGTACCGAAGTGCCGGTTGCGTACATTTCACCAGGCAAACGTTTGCAGGAGCGCTCTGCCGCTTCACTACTTAAGGAAGCCAAGCTGGTGAACGACCGCCTGATTGCATATAAAAAGCGCATGATCAAGATGTGCGCAGATGTTTACTCAAAGGCAATGCAGGAGTACAAGGCAAAGGCCGACGGGAAGGGCAACTTTACCTGGTTCAATTTTGACCGGTCAATAAAGATCGAGGTCAGTGTATCGGACCGGATCGAATTCGACGACCTCGCTATAAAGGCAGCAAAGGAGAAACTTGATACCTTCTTGGGAGAAAACCTTGACAGCAAGACGGAGTTCGTCAAGGATCTGGTTATCGATGCTTTCTCGACCACCAGGGGGAAGATCGACTCAAAGAAGGTCTTCTCGCTGATGAAGTACCGCACCAAGATCCTTCACCCCCTGTTCCAGGATGCCCTGAACATCCTATCAGACGGTATCCGTCACCCGGAATCAAAAACCTACTTCCGCATATGGGAACGCTCTGATGATGGATCATATCAGTTGATTGAACTGAACTTCTCATCAATCTGATATGGAACTGCGACTCATCATCAGCGGTGAATACAGCGAGATCCTGGAGGCTCTTAAAAGGCTCGGACATCCCGGGGGTTCAGAAAAAACCGAAGCGCCTCCCGCTGTGGAAACTAATGGAAGGAAATGTGCATGTGGCTGCGGAAATATTGCCACGGGAAAGCGCGGCTGGAATTATCACTATTATTCGATAAAATGTTATCGGTCCTCGCTGCAAGAACATGTTCCTGCACCACGCGAATTCTCTATACCAGAAGGACAGGACATGGGACCGGTAGGTGATAAGGACAGGAATCTTAAAAGGAAGCTTGATAAGATCAAAGTCACATGTCCAACTCCTACCAAGCGTCCGGACATTCATCGTGAATTCTTATAATCAAAGGTCATGGCTGAAGATATCGATATTTTAAGTCCTTATGTAGCTCCTGGTCTGATAATTCACAAATATACAATAGAGGCTGCGGCCGATATTCTTTTTAAAGAGATGAACACCACTCTGGAGGAGTTAAGACAGAAATCGCGTAAACAAGAGATCCGCAGCAAGCGGCAGATCTGCATGTATCTGCTGGATTGGTACGGTAATTGGACACAAGCCCGCATCGGACTCCTATTTAGAATGGATCACTCGACAGTTATTCATTCCTGCAAGCGTGTTACAAATGACATGATCACTGATAAGAAGTTAAAAGAATTCATCATTAGGATGATGCATACCAAACTCAGGAAGGAATAATCTGAAACTCATTTATAAAACCAATTAAATCGAAAACACATGGAAGCAAAAGAGTTAACAATTATGGACCGCGTCAAAACATTTGAAGACGCATTAAACCTGGCTGATGAAAAGACCAGACAGGAATATTTAAAATCCGTTGAAGGCTATAATACTCCGGATGAAATCGCCTACAAAAAACTGAAGTTGATTATCAAGGTAGTCAATGAAGAGTGGGTTGCGGATTACAAGAATCCAAAACAGATAAAATGGTATCTGTGGTTTGCCGATCTGAGCTTTGGGGCGGGTTCCGGCCTGTGCTGCGCGAATTTCGCCTATGCGTCGGGCAGTTACAGCCTCCCCTTCGGGTCTCGCCTTAACTTTAAAAACAAAGAGACTGCTTTGTATGTTGGAAATCAGTTCATGCCCCTTTGGAAAGAGTATCTTTTATAACAACACGCTGCACGCTTCGCAATTAAAAAGCAAATCATGAAATTCACAATCAAAGCCGGCCGGCATTATGCCAGAAAATTTCTTGGGATGCGGCTTCTTTTCAGTAACTGTATCGAGTTTAAGTTCAGAATAAGCAAGTCTGCTCTTTATGATCCGGACCAGGTCGTTAATGGCTGGAGTAAGGTTTTTGGCATTGCCGAGCCATGGGGACATCGCAACAGTTGCCGGCTGGTATTCGGATGTTTTAACAAGGATGTGCTCTCAGTTGGCATGTATTGCTACGTTAACGGAGTATCTCCGCAGGAAAATGCAAAACTCAAACAGTCGCTCGGGGAGATCCTGCCCGATACCTGGTACCGGTGTAAAATCGCTAACTATAAATCAAAAACCGGAGAAAGTTATTACTACCTCTACCTGTGGGATAACGGGATCTTCAGATCCTATGATATTCCAGCGCGTACTTACCGGTTTCCGGTGAGGTTCCTACTGCACCCGTATATCGGTGGACGTTTTACCCTGCAGCAGGACTGCTGTATCGAAATCGAGCGCACAAAATGAACCACACGCTGGCCAGGCATCGGAGACTTTACGGTCTGCTGCGCGATACAGGAACGGATCGTTACCGCCATGAGCTCGTCTGGAGTTACTCAAGCGGCAGGACGGACAACTCAGCAGAGCTCTCGGATCTGGAGGCAGAAGAGTTGATCCGTCACCTGGAAGCGATGATAAAGGCAAAACCGACATCTGATCATCCTACCAGATCGGGAATTGATTACCGTGGACAGAAAATGCGTCGCAGGATCCTGAGCTTGTGTTATACGATCGGCTGGGTGGTATGGGACACTACCTCCCAGAAACACCTGATCGATTGGAGCAGGCTCAACACATGGCTGATCAAGTACGGGTACCTGCACAAACTGCTCGATGAATATTCATACATCGAGCTTCAACGGCTGGTCGTTCAATTTGAGAACATGTCACAGGAAATATTAACACCATCGAAATGAGCCGGATCTTTGTTTTGACATCATCGCAGTTTGAAGGAGAGGTTACCTTCACGGTAAACGACCTGGGAAGGGTGACAAGTTTTGATACCGCCAGTGCAAAGCTGACGGTTGCACAGCTAAATTACCTGCTCAGTAGTCTCCCGCGAGACATTACCGAAATCGAAAAGCTCCTAACATATAAAACCACTGCAACGCTCACCGAGATAAACAGGGATATTACTTTCGAGATGTTCTGGGACCGCTACAATGAAAAGATACGCTCCTCCCGCAAGCGCGCCCAGTCGAAGTGGAATAAAATGCCGAAATCCGAACAGATCAGGGCGTACAACTTCATATCTAAGTATGAGGCGCACATTATACCTGGTACCGGGAAAAAGTACGCTGAAACCTATTTAAACGCCGAATTATGGAACAATTGACCCAGGGCAGGAACATGGAGCTTGTCATGCTCATGAAAAAGATCGAGATTCAGCTCTCATCCAGTCAGGTAAAATCGCTGGTAGTGCTCATGACGCATTATTCTTATCATACTCCCATCGTGACCCTTGGAGAAAAGTCGAACGTATTCCTGATCCAGCAGATATACGAAAAGAAAATCAGGAAGTGGCGCCATTCTCTGAAATCAAAGTTTAAGTTATCCCTCGATATTGCTCAGGCAACAGCATTGTTTCAAATGTTTATCGACCTCGGACTGAACGGTTATCCTTACGAACTGAACCTTTGCAATTACATAACCGGCGAAATTGATCATCAAACCTGCTGATTAAAAATTGATAATTTTACACTAAAATCAAACACCATGAAAAAGTTTATTATCATTCTGAGCTTAATCATCCTTGCTGGATGCGGCTCAAAAAATAAGTTTGAAGAACCCATCAAAGCATCCTTGATAAAGGATGCACTTGGAATTGACATCAAACCGAAATTTAACACCCTGGATGTGATTGACACTATCTATGTGGGTGAATCCAAAGATCACTGGTATTCTGTTTACGGGCTTCGCGATCAACCCAGAGATTCATCAAGATCCGCCGCCCGATGGATGCTTGAATCGTATCAGAACAAATACAAAGAAGATCCACTTTCAAATGAGAATGATGTCAAAGTATGGCATTACTTGAATTATAGAATAACCGAGCTGGAAAAACACAATGATTCAGAAGTTGACTATTTCGTTGTAAAAGCCAATTACACTTTTCTAAATCCATTGGTGAATCAACGAATAACTAACGAAAGAGTCTACATTCTTTCAAACACACTTGAAGTTCTATACTCTGGTGATATCGACGAATGGAAGAAATACGAGTATCAATTTACGGAAACACCACTGGTGAAATACGAAACCGCAATGTGTTTTAAGAAGGAGGGAATGTCGTTATAAACATCCCCTGTTAATATTTTTCCTTCGTTCTTTGTAAGATTAGCATATTCTGTTGTATATTTGCCTCGCTTAGTAATCGATTTATTCATGAGGCAACATTCCCAAAGACAGAACAGGAACAGGCCGGCAACGGGTGTAAGTCCCGAGCTCTTTCGTTGCCTCGCAATGGATTGCTAAGCGGTGACCGGCCTTTTTATTTACTTCAAATATCTTTACAATGCTTAGCAAAAAAGAGCAAGGCGGTACGCTGCCTACAGTGTTCAGCTTTGATGAACACCATCCATTAAGGACAATCGTCCTGGAAGACAGACCTTGGTTCAATGCAACCGACGTTTGTGAAATTCTCGAGCACACAAATCCAAGTAAGGCAATTAAAAGACTCGATGCCGATGAACGATCTAAACTTTGGTTAGGTCGTCAAGGTGCAGCCTGGTTTGTAAACGAATCAGGGCTTTATCATCTTGTTTTCAGATCAAACTTGCCCGAAGCAAACAGATTTAGGAAGTGGGTGACAAACGATATTCTCCCCACGCTCCGCCGTAAGGGATCCTACTCCATGACCGTGGCTCCGGATCTGCTCGGTTTGGAGGGGATCCTGGTCCAGGGGCATCCGTATTACGATTACCTGGATCTGCTGCAGCGCATCGGCCTGAGCACCACTTCGGGAAGCAGGGATCACCGGCGCCGCAAAAACCCGCAGGAATTCTGCGAGCTGAACAACCGGATCCGGGTGAGCGGAAACTATTCGGGATATATCATGCGCATGGCTCGCGTACGCAAGGAACAGGGTGAGATCAGGGACCGGAGGATAAAATACCTGAACCTGCTGGAAGATCGCAAAGCAGAGACTCAGATGAGGCTTTTCGAGAAAGGAGGCGAGGCATGATCATTCGCGAAAACGGCAAGCTGCAGCTTGTGGTCGCCGGTATGGATTGCGAAGAGGTAAGCAACCGGATCCGTGCGCTCACCAACCTGGTGGCCTCAGCCGATCCCAACCTGGTAGCCCCCGACTCGATTTTCTGGGCCATGAACATCATAAACGATCACCTGCCCGATGACCAGATCCTGCAGGAAGGATAAACCGAAGAGGGTGTCTCAAAAAGGCACCTTCTTTTTTTTTGCGCCCCGGGGAAGAGGCCATATCTCTGCATCGCGACTGCGCCCGGCGCTAAGATAGCCCGCTGATCTCAGTAAATCAACAATAGTC